TAGATGTATTTGATGTCTACGTGGTTTGGAACTGCAAAACATTACAGAATAATAAGGCATTATTATCAACTACACTTTCAGACGGTATGTATTTTGAAGCAACTTATAATGGAGACAAAAAAGAATTATACTTTGATGCCTATCATAAATTAGAAAACAGATGTATTAAGGTGGAGGATTAAACAATGGAATTACAAGACACTGTAGAACTTATGAACAGTTCTGATTATAAGGACAGATTCAAAGCGGAATACTATCAAGCCAAAATCAGATATGACAAATTAGATGATATGACTGTCAAATACGAAGCACGTACTTTGACATTCATTCCTAGATGTTCGCTTGATCTATTAAAAGAGCAGAAAAAGCATTTAGGTAATTATATTCGCACTCTTAAGATTAGAGCAGAGATTGAAGGAATTGAATTATAGATATCGTTGTGAGAGGACACACGCGCCTCTCATCTATTTTAAGAAAGAAGGTATAAAGTATGATTATTAATGTACATGGTGGACATAGCTTAAAATGTCGTGGAGCAAGTGGATTATTAGACGAAGTCAATGAAGACAGAAAAGTTAAAAATAAAGTCATTGAGTTGTTAAGAGCAAACGGACATACAGTATATGACTGTACTGATGACAATGGAAAAGACCAGAATTCTAACTTAAAAGCAATTGTAAATAAGTGTAATGATCATAAGGTTGACTTAGATGTATCAATCCACTTAAACGCCGGGGGCGGAACAGGAACAGAGGTATATATCTATAACAGTAAATCAAAAGCAAAAGATGAAGCAACTAGAATTGCAGAAAAGGTTTCTAATGCGTTAGGTATCAGAAACAGAGGAGTTAAAACATCTACTAAGTTATATGTGTTGAGAAAGACTAATTCTCCAGCACTACTTGTTGAGTGCTGCTTTGTTGACAATGCCACAGATAGGGCTCATTGGAACGCTGACAAGTGCGCAAAGGCAATTGTAGAAGGCATTTTAAATAAGAGCGTCAATGAACACGTTGAAACTCCTACACCTAAGCCACAGAGTAATACATCTAACGCATTAGGCACTTATATGATTACTGCAAGTGATTTAAGTGTCAGAACAGGACCGGGCACAGGATATAGAAGAAAAACATACAATGAATTAACTAAGAACGCTAAGGCTCACGATTACGACAAGGACGGCTGTCTAAATTATGGCACTCGTGTCACTGTGTCTAAATTCGATGGAGATTGGGCAAAGATTCCTAGTGGATGGGTTGCTAGAAAGTATTTGAAAAAAGTCTAATTTAAGTTTTATTATGAGTTTATTCATAAAGATGTTGACTAAACTCGACTAAATCTCGACTAAATCTCGACTACACAACAATTTAAAGCATAAGAAAAGACCAGGGCTTAATTGCTCTGGTCTTTTTTTGCTTTCTCTATGTCATCTCTTATAAGTTTTTTAATGTAACCCATTTTAGATTCGACATGATCAAGTTTTTCTAGAATGTCTGCATCTGTTTTTTTATTGAATGCAAGATTGACACATTTCGTCATCTTCTTAGCATAGTTTGCGCTAGCTTTCTTCTGCGCTTCAGTTGACACGGTTATACCTCCCTTAGAATAATTTTGAAATCAAGAATACTAATACTGCAATAAGTCCAATCAATTCGATAGCTTTTAAAATTAATTTTTCCATTGTTTTCTTTGAAAAGTGGTTTTATAATAGTGATAGGAAGAGAGGACAAGCCTCTCAACCTACTTAGTTGAATAAATTGATTAGAATCAAAATCCAACCAATCAAGGAAATGATTTTAATCACTAGCGCTTCGAATAGGTCCAGTATTCGAAGCATTTTTTTTAACTTCTTTTCCACTTTCCTTACCTCCTTTCTTGATTATAGTATATCATAAAATTATACATA